ATACCAGGGGCACCGGCACCCCCTGTTTCGACACATTGGCGACGCTTCCAAACAGAAACGATTGCTTATTATCAGTTGGCGTCGAAGTTGAAGTTGGCGACAGCATCTGAGCGACACCGCCCAACGCGATCGCTGCGCCGATACCGGCGATCGTGCCATAGCTAACCCCGGCAAAACCAATCGCGGAGATGCCACCGAACGTGACCCCTAGCGCACCTGTTATGCCACCAACAAATCCGAGTGCATATGGTGCCGCAATTGCAAGAGCGATGATGGCAACACCTGCCAAGATCTTTTGCCATCCAGCAGCCGAACCAGCAATCACAGGAACCAGATGAATTTCAGTTGCCCGGCCAAGGCGAAGCCTGAGTTCATCGAGCGAAAGTGCATCGTCGCCTTTGAGAATTCGATATTCACCCTCGCGCAGTGCCTGCCGGAATCCCTTGATCTGGACGATCAGCGCACGGACGGCTTCAACCGGGCTTTTTACGTCAAGCTCAAACGACTCGCCGAACCTTGCGAGCGTGCCGTGAAGGACCACCGTGCGCAGCATGTTTATCCTTCATGGCGAAGCCATTTCGTTATCAGCGGACCCCACCGGCCGATCGGTTCACGACATGAGAGCCGCCCTTGCAGATGGTGAAAGATCAGACCGTCCTCGACCAGTGTCCCGCTATGGTTGGGCACCTTGGACCGGAAATTTATCAGCGCGAGATCGCCGATCTGCGCTTCCGATTCCGGGATGGTTCGAAACCCGGCGCGCGGGAACCAGTCATTGTAAAGATCGCCGCCGTTACCCCACCATTGATCCTGGCGAGGGATGTCGATCAGCCTGACCTTGCGACGTTGCCAGTGCCACGCACGAACGGCGGCGTAGCAATCGGTTATGCCGTGCACGAACTGCCGGCCTAGCAGCGGCTCATCGAGCCGAAAATCGCCCCACCACAGAACCGGCGAAGCGTCGATGCCGTCGGTTTGCGCGATGCCCCATGGCACCGCCGTCGCGATCTGGTGAACCATGTCGTTTGCACTCGGCGAGCTTGCCGATTTTCGGTGCCCATGGATCACCGCGTCGACCTTGCCGTGCGCGGTGAACGCATTCGGCGGCATCTTGAAATCGGCAACCGGGTCTTCGGCCACGTTTTCGATCGGCATGTATTCGCCGCCGGTGACGATGCCACAACTTTCCTTCGGAAATTCGCGTATCGCATGAGCCCGCGCATCGCGGTCGACGTGCGGGGCGAACATCACAATCTTGCCACGCCCGGGAAAAACCCGCCCGGCAAGTCACCTGTCGGGAAACGAGGCTTGCATCCGGTCAGCATCCGCTTGCCGCATTGGTCGAGTGACGGATCGATCACGACGTTGCCGTTGACGTCAAAATAGTTGCCGCCGGTGTAGGGGCAGGCGGCGAGCCCCTGATTGTAGACGAAGGCCGACCCGTTCCAGACGCGATACCGGAATGGGCAATGGCCTTGGATGACCTGCCGCCCCGGGATCAACCGCCCGGCGACATCGATTGAAGCACCGAGCGAGAATTCGACCATCATTTTGTTCTGAAGCGTCTTCTGATCGATGACGTAAATGTCCGGATCGAATTCGACGCCAGGGTCCGCGGCCGGCATGCCATCGAGATATTTGAACGGGACGCGGTGCCTTGTGACGATTGCACCCTGCAAATCATGATAGGCGATGCAGAGCGCGCCGATCGAATTGTCGGTGTTGCTCAACGATAGTTTCGGCTGCGGAAGCGGCCCGAGACCGTCCCATTGCCAGCCGGTCGATTGGCAGGCGCGGGGCGCATAGGTGTTGGTTTGCCAGACTACCGGCTGCGGATTCGGCAGACTCGGATCGGCGATCAATGGCGCCGGGGTGAACCGCAAAATGCTGCCGAAGATCGCGGTGCAGTCGACGTCATAAAGCTCGACGACCGCTCCTAGATCGGGAAGCTGGATGTCGGTGGCCAGGTCAGTCACAGATCAAACACTTCGACGAATGTAGCCGTCAGGCTCGCAGAATCGCCTCCGGGATATCCACGTGACCAGTTTCCGGCGATCCATTTTCGTTGCACCGTGTCGAGCGGGGGTTGCCACAGGAACGGCGTCACGGTATGCGCCGCAAAAAAAGCCTCGATGGTGTCAGCATCGGTTGAGGCCATGCCGGTCCAGTTCGCATTATAGGTGCGGGGCGTGGTGTTCAATCCGTCCATGGATCGCTGGCTGTAGCCATCACCGAACTGCGCGCTGTTGACCCGCGCCCTGACGGCCCTGGTGCTGGTTGTCGATGGATTTAGAACCGGCGCGAACACATCAAGCGGCACGGTTCAGCATCCCGCGCGAGCGCGTGTGATAGGAGAGACGCTCGTCGATCACCTGAATCATTGACGTCCTCACCGCGTTGCCTATCGCCGATGCGTTTTCAGGTGTCGTTCCTTCCGGCACGGCCACATGGATGTCGCCGATTGTGACGTTCCCGCCGCTGTTATCGTTCGATGGCGGAGGAGTTCCGCTCGCCAGAATTTGAGCACCGGTCGGCACTTTCATAAGCTCCGGGCCGCTTTCGCCGACTATCGACCAGCCGCCAGGTGCGGAAGCTGTGCCTTCGGCAAACATCGGGAACGGTATCCCGCCCATCATTCCGGCTCCTGAACCCGCCACCGCCGACGTTACGCCGACGCCGGGGACGAGACCACCGCCCATCATGCCCTGCAACGATTTCATCAGCGGCGTGATGATCAGGAGCTTTATGACCATCTCCTCGATTGCGCGGATGATGATCAGGCTCATGTCCTGAAAACTCTTGCCTGCGGTCTTCGTACCCATGGCGATGTCGGTCAGCCCGGTCGCGAGCGTGCTCTCGATCGTCGTCGATATCCCGCGAAGCGCGGCGTTGGTTCGCAGGCCCGCCGCCTCGACGCTCCCCAAGGCGGTCGCAACGTCCGGGTAGATGCCCTTTAGCTGCGTGGCGATTGCAACGTCGTCTGTCGAGAGAAACGCCGTGTTTTTGCCGAACTTTATCTCGCTTGCGATCTTCGCCTTGTCGAGCGCAAGAGTTGCTTCCTCGACCCTCTCGCGAATCTTCATGAACTGATCGGCGTACTGTTCGAGATCGGTTTTGCCTGCTTTTTCTGCCGCCGCGTAGAGCGTCGCCTCCGCGCGGAGACCGGCCTGCGCCGCCGTGGTCTCGCCGACCGCCTCTGTATCTGCCTTGGTGACGGCGATATGCTTTTCGAGCCGGGCAATTTCGATGTCGAGCGCGCTGCTGTCGGTGCCGGTTTTCGGCAGAACCGTTGTGCCGCCAGTTATTTCGATTCTTTTCGCTTCCGGCCTGTCGTACATGGCCTGCAATTTTTCCAGCAGGGCATCGACCTGCTTTATTTCGGCATCGTCGGGGAGCCCGAGCAATTCCTTGAGGTTCATAACCCTTTGTTTTTGGAACACCCCGGAAGACGCCGAAAGCGAGTCCATCATATCGCGCAACTGCGCGACCTGGTTGATCTGATCGTTCAATTGCGCTTTCGATTTTTGATCGTCTGGCGTCGTCCAGCGCGAGACCGACGAACCGACCGCAGCGACGCCCGTGATGATCGTGTTCGCCAAGTTTGCCAACTGGACCATGATCGGAAGAATGCTCGCGAGCGAGGCCTTGAATTGCAAATCCCAAGTCGCAATCGCGGTCTTCCATTGACTGTCGAACTCCTTCGACTTCTTGATCATGTCGTCGTCGATGATTACGCCGAGGTCGAGCGCGGCCTTTTTTTGCGCCTCGATCCCATCGACGCCTTGCTTTAAGAACGGTATCCATTCCTTCGAGATTCCGACGATGCTCGCAATCCCGCGCTGCACCGCTGGCGTCGCGTTCTCCATCAGCTTTGCGAGATCATTGATCGCCGTCTTCGTCGTAATTAGCTCGCCGTTCGCCTGCTTGATCGAAACGCCGTTGGCCTCGAACAGTTTGCCGAAATCGGTTACACCCCGGCCTGCGGCGGTGAGGTCGGCGCCGATCTTGTCCAATCCGGAAACGAAATCCTTTTCGGTCAGACCGGCCGCCCGCGCCGCGAAAAGCGTCTGCTGAAATTCGGTCGTCGACATGCCCGCGGCAGCAGCATTGTCCGCGATATCCATCAGTTGCTTGTTGACGCCGCCGACGTAGTCGTAAAAGCCGCGGAGCGCGACAAGGGTTGCGATGAACGACAGACCGACACCGGCCACGGCCAGCGTCAGGCTCGCCGCCGACGCGACGCTGCCCTTTGCGGAAGCCCCGGCGCGATCCATGGCCTGCGAGAACTGATCCGCGCCGGACGTGTTGGCGTCGATTACGAGTTCTGTTACAACCTGAGACATCAAAGTTCCCTAAAACCGCTCTTGGAGATCGAAATGAAATGGCGTCATCGAGCGCTGGTAGCGGCCTGCTCGGCTAGAAAAAGGTCGTCGAGATCTTCGATCACCGAAATTTCCCACGGCGACAACCGGATACCTGCGAGGCGCACGAACGCATCGAAATCCGGCCATTCAATCGGAGAGACCGCAAAGCCGTTAGATCCCTTTCTACGCCGCAACCGGATGAATGCGACCCACAGATAGGCGAGCGCCGCAGGCATTTCCTGCCCATGCAATTCCGATTCAAGTTCTGCCCGTCGCTCGTCGGTCTTCGCCCGCGAGAGCAGCCCTTGGAGAATATCGCGATAGGATTGCCCGTCGGCGACCGACGTCATCGCGAATTCGTGTTTCGCGAAGGCGGTTAACTGGTCGCGGAGGGCTGAATAAAATTTACGTCGTCTCTCAGAAAATCGAGCACCTGCATGTAGAGCCAGCCCTTGCGCCGGTCGAGCAGAAGCTCGCGCGCGGCCTCTGGCGTGAAGGTGATGGTATCGGCTCCGATCTTTACCGGCGTAAATCCTTTTAGCCGTGCGACCATCGCGTCGGCATTCTCGGCGCGAAGCTGATCGAGCGACTGCTCCTCCGCCTTGTATTTTTTGTTGTTCGCCCTGGCCTGCTTCTGATCGAGCATGTCGCGGAGCACCGCCTTCGATGCACGATCCGCAACCTCGATGGTTTTCGGATGGCCCGGGCCGTAAAATGTCCACAGCCAGGTGGTCGGCTCATCGGTCTGGGGATGTCTGATCGCGAGGGTCGCTTCGTCTTGGGCGTCGGCAGTTACGAGATCGAATTCGTCGCTCACATTGTCCTCTCTTTTACGTCAGGTTGCTGATCTGGACCGAGAACATCGAATCGTCGTCGGCGACGCCGGTATTGTCGTGGCCGACAAGCGCAGCAGGGACGGCGATGGTCGTCGTTCGAGAGCCGCCTGCCGTGCTCATCGGCGACAGGTCAGCGCTGCCGAGCGAGAAGTTCGGCACGTTGAAAGAGATAAAGTTTTTCGGCTCCGCGGCATTCTCGACTGCGAGGAAGGAGAGCGAAAACGCAGTCTCGTTCAGGAATGCCGAAATATAGCTCATGTCTTTGTGAAGCAAGGTCATGCTCATCGACACCTGATTGAGCCCGGGCAGGACGGTCGGCGAAATCTTGCTGCCGACAACGGCCGGCGCAACCGCGCCGTTATCGATGGTAATTTCGAACGCCGCGATGTCGGCGACGTCGACCCCACCAAGCCGCAGCGTGGCGTCAAGGGCGGCCATCGGCGGGCTCGACGGTAGCGTCGGCGTGGTGAGGATTGGCGCACCAGCGTTGACGCTGAAGGCACCTGTGCCGATCCAGCTCGGCTCGAACATGATCAGGCCGTTTGGTGCCATCGAGATTTTGGCGGACTTCCAGAAGCAATCGGTAAACAACCGGCTCGATGCCAGATCGTTTTCCTGTTCCTCGATCGTGAAATACCGATTCACCAGCGAGCCAGCGGCTGGCATGATCAGCTTTCGACCACGCCGCTTCAGGGTTGCCGTTGTGTCGGCGACCGCATCCACCGTGAGCGTTTCGGCCACAGTGATTGTGGTCGCCGAGAGGGAGGTGACGCGGACGTTATGGAGTGCATTGCCAGCGTCTTCAGCAACGGTCAGCTCGAGCACGTCATTGACCCGGATGCCTTTCGTAATTGGACTGTTTGCCGCGAAAACAATCGTGTGGAGACCGTAGGTGAGCGAGGTAAAATCCGCCGCGGCGAGGGTCAATTCGGTATCCCACGTCCCGCGCAGGATCGCCTCCAAGATGTCATCGACCGAGCCGAGCGAAAGTTCGGTCGTATAGGGACCGCCGATCGTCGTCTGCATGCCATGGCGACCGCGTGTGTGCTGCGCGTCCTGCCGGATTTCCTTTGAATCGATGGCCGCCTTCGACAATTTACCGGGCGAACCACCGGTCTGACGCAGGATTTTCGCGCCTGCGCCCGAGGCTTGAACACCAATGCCGCTCTGCACCTTGAACGCAGCATAGCCATTGAAATTAGTTTGATAGGTGTCCGGCATGTGCGTCGCTCCATTTAAGCTCGGTGAAAATACTCAAACTCGATCGAACAACTGACGCGAAACATCCCGGCGACGATTGCACCCTCGACGTTCGCTGCACTCCCGCTGTCTGGCGGGCTCGGTGCGCGGGTTCGGACGAAGGAACCGTTTGCGTCCTGATAAAAGAGTGCGTCGCGGAAAATCTCGGCAGCCGAGACGACCAGTTGCTCGGCTTGCTCGGTGCCGTCGTTCACGGGCACCAGCAGATGAAGACTGATCAGCCCGTTGTAGAGCCAGAACCGATTGCCGGGAGCGCCGAAGGAATAGACATCGCCCTTCGTCCCGCTCACCTCGATGACGATGACGGGGAGCGCATCGCCTGTGTTCGGATTTATCGGCGGAAACGGCGGGTCTGGCTGTCGGTTGACATAGACAATCGGCGTGGTCGTCCAGTTTGCAACGAGCCGCGCTTTGATCGCGGCAACTGCACCGGCATAATCTGGCATGTTTTTACCGGGCGTTGATTATGAGGGCAGGTTGGTGGACAAGCCAATCCCGTTTTTCTTTCGGCGACGCCGAACGCAGTTGCTTCGAGAATGTCATAAAGGCTTGCGCGTCGCCGAAGCGAACGGGCATGAACACGAAATCGACGGTGACGTTTGGGAATTTCTGCCGCACCAGCGGTGCGGTTTCCTCGTAGTCATGCGCCGGGACGCTCATCTTCACGGTGCCGAGTTCGAGCTTGTGCGAGTAAGGAACCGGGTTCGATATCTCGATTGCCTGCCCCGGCTGCCAATTCTTGGCGTCGGCGACTATGTGCCCGTCGATAAACATCATGTGGGAATCGCGATAGAGACCAGGATGAGCGTCTTCCCCGGAGCCTACCGGTGACCGATCGCGCAAGGTCTGCAAAGCAAATTGCGCGACCTCGTCCATGTTCGGCGCGTAACGATAGACGATCCGCTGATTCATACTTTGATGTCGTTATCCGGAGCGCCTTCAATCCCATCGATGACGCGCGTCCATGCGAGCCGTTCGCCGGAAAGGAAGCTGGCAGCCTCGTCAAATCTACCGATGTCGGCCTCCGACCGCTCGGCGGTGATCTTGACCGCCTTTATGAGCTGGTGACGCGCTTCGTCCTTTGCTCGCGCCGTCGCGATTTCAAATGCGTTATCCAAACCACCTGATGCGAGCGCCTGGTTTTCGTAGAAGTGACGGTCGACGCCCGGGATGTCCGGATCGCCGGAATCAGCATCGGGGACGAACCGAATTGCCATTTCCGTTTACCCACTAATCCGAAGGATAATGCGAACCACTTCGTCATCGACCGTGTTGGTGCTGACGAAAGTAATGGTCCTCGGCGGGCCGCCACGCAGCAAAATCTTGTCAGGGCCGCCGATCCTTGGAATTCGCTGATCGACATTGAACGGCGGCACCGCCTGAACGTGACCACCAGGCCATTGGGCGTTGTTGATCTGGGTCGGCGACATGATGACATTGAGATCGGTCGCGATAATTCCTGCGACCAATTGTTCGGTGGTTACGGCATCAACGCGCGCGCGGACATCGACGTCTACATTCTCGATGTTTGCGCCAGAGCCAACGGTGCGCCGCAAGGTTATCCATTCGCCGACTTCGTCGAGCGCCTTATCCAGCGCGCGGATTTCCTTTTTCATCGAACGGACGCGCGAACCGCGAGCGTGGTGTTCGTGAAGATGCCGACACTCGTGATGACCGCCCGCAGGGAGTTGCCGAGCAGCCCGTCGTTGACGCCTTCGGCGGCGAGTGCTGCGTAGGCGGTCACCGCTTTCGCCGACAACGCCTCAATGACGGCATATTTTTTGCCCGCGACCGTAAAATCGAACCGCGCGATGTCGAGCCAGGTGGAGCCGTCCATTGTGGTTTGGATCAGCGCCGAAACGCTCGTCCCGCCCGTTGCGCCGAGCACCTCGGCCTCCAATGTCACGGCGTTCATGCCGTCGAGGCCGTCGATCTCCGACTGAGTGACCGCAGCCAACGGCGTTGTAACGCCGAGGATCGCCAGCGTGTAAAGCCCGGGACTGATCATGCTACGACTCTCAAATTTTGGAGGAGCGCCATCGCTGCGCCGTTCAGTTCGAGACCAGCGTTTGCGGTGACGACCCAATTCTGATCGAGCACACCCGCGACACCTTCATGCGAAAGATAGAGGTTCTGTTCGGTCAAAGATCGAAGGTGGCTGACCTGCAATGTGATTGCCGTCCGTACGGTCTCCGGGACATCGGAACCCTTGTCACCGTAGCCTGCGATAAACCGGATAATCACCGAACCAGGTAGCGTCGAGATGGATGGCCACGACGCTCCATTTGCAAGAACGATATGAGAGGGCGCGCCATTCTGAGTGACGTATGTTGCCGGATCAAGAGTCTGGAGCACACCATCCGAGTCGAGATATTTGACGCTCGTCACGCTTTGCAGCGGCGGCAGCGGGATCGGAATCCCAGGACTTTGGCGATACGGCTGGCCGTAACCGCCCTGATAATAATAATCGCTCTGATAGTACTGCCGGGGATAAAACCCCTTCTCAATTGGAGGCCCGTAACCCTGGAACTGATCAACGACAAGATCCCATGTCTGCGTGTTGAGCGCACGCCCGAGCCAGCCATCGCGACCATCGAGCTGCTGTCGGCACGCGCTGATCAGCGCACCGATGACAGGATCGGTCAATTCGGTGCCGATGTTCAGCCGCGCCCGCACTTCCGCGACGGTCAATGGCTCGACGGCAGGTGCGGTGACGAGATTGAGCGTCATCGGTGCGGTTCACTTGTAATCGAACGCACCGGACACGTCGCCGGCAGCGACCGCGGTTGTGTCACTGTTTGCTTCCAGGCCCGTGATCGCCCACGCGATGCCGATGGGGAAATTGATTCCGAGCACCATCGTCCGGTCACGACAAGCCAGCGTCGGGATCATGAGCTTGAAGAATACCGCATCGGTGCCAACCGTCGGCGCCGATGCTTTGTTGTAGAACTTGAAGTAAACCGCCGCAGCGCTCTTGTTGCAGAGCGAGAACCCATAGAGGGTTCCAGCACCTGCCTTGGTCGATGTCGCATTGGTCGTCGCGGCGGACTCGACCGTGGCGACCGTTGACGCCGGTGACGTTTGCGCGAACGCAGGCGCCGCAAACGCCAGTGCGCCGAGCACAAGCAGCGCCAACCCGAGAGATTTTCGCATGTCGAGAATTCCTTGCGATGCCGATGTCGGGTTTCGCCGATCAGTTCTTCAGCGTGGCAAACTTGATCCGGAGCGTGCCGTTCAGCGCCTCCGTCAAGTGTGCGTTGCGGATAACGATCACGACCGAGCCGGCCGCTTCCGTGACACTCTGGACTTGCGGCGAGCCGGCGGAGTTTGTCCCGTTTCCGATGCTGACAAACACCTGATCCGCCGCGGCGATCATGGAGTTCGTCAGCGTCAACGTGTAGGTCGCCGCCGCAGCGGTGACGAGTGCCTCCGACGTGACAACACCGGAAAACTTGTTGAGCGTCGCGGCGCCTGCGACCGCCGCGACGGTCTTGGTGCCGCTATCGAGCGCGAGGCCGCCAGGCGGACGAAGAACGGCGGGGGACTGAGCGAACGCAACACCGCCAGCCAGCAGAACGAGGGCCACAAGGCCAAGAACAAAACGCTTCATGATAGGTCTCCAGATGTTTATGCGTTGAGGTCCGACCGAGCGGTCCCGCTCGCGAACAGGGGATTACTTCTTGTCGTAGGGCTTGGACTTGTCCGACTTGTCTTCCCTGGGATCGTCCTTCGGATCGACTTCTCCGAGCTTCAATTCAGGATTCCGAAGCGGACTGGTCTTGTGTCTCTCGGGAATCTTGGCTTGATCCTGCTCGCGCTTCACGCGCTCGTCGATCTTCTTTGCGCCGACCTCGCCGTGGATCTTCGCCGCTTCGCCGTCGCTGACATACTCGATCAGGCCGTTGGCGCGAAGTTCTGCGGCGCGACCGCGCGTGCATTCGAATTCGTCGCCGGGGTGTACTTGCTTGCCGTGCATGTTCTCGTGCTCATGGAACGTGCGCAGGGCGCGCACGGAAATCTTCTGATCGTTCTCCGGATTGTGTTGTGCTCCTTCCTGTCCGGATGCAGGCCCGCCGCCGAATTCGATGCTGCGGTTTTCCTTGTTCGCGAATTGCGTGGTGATCGGTTTGGGATCGTCGGCCATTGAGGTCTCTCCTGTTCGGGGTTGTGACGACAGCGGGAAGCGTCCTCACAACCCGTGAGGCGCCTTACTCAGAACTATGAACGATTGTGGCTAGATCAGATGAAGACGCTTATCACTCTTATGCAAATTTTCGATGGACCAGAGAGGTCTTAAATTTGTCAGCGCCCACGCCGCCTTAAACCCATCGTCATCAATCGTTGAGAATTGGTGGTCGGCTAGCGGCACGATGTGATCGATGTGCCAGAGGGAGCGGTTTTTCCAATTCATACCGTGCACAAACTGTTTCTCTAGATGGATCATCAACTGATCGATGGTGAAGCCCACCAACGCCAACAGCTTCTTACCGCGCTTCCCACCAGAAGACAGAGAATGACGAATTGAACGACTAATCCTTGCGTTGATTGCATATTTGGCATCGGATGTCATTTTCGCATTGACCCATCGGCACCGCCTTGTCTCCGCGCACGGATTGCAATAAATCTTCGGACCGGCCGATTTCACGAATAAAGCGCCGCAGTTTTGACAAGCAAGCCGCGAACCAATCGGTGACCGACCATCGGCGATCAGTCGCTCGCGCGTTCGTTCTCTTGTGGCCTCTCGTTCTGCCTCCTTAGAACATCGCACGCAGTAAATGTTCATGACGCTCCAAGCCAGAAAGTAATCACCACACTTCTTGCAGGAGATATGTCTGCGCTTGACTACGCCCGCTTTTCTGGCCCGGTGTTCAGAGCGCGCGATGTTGCTGATCTTTCGATGGACTGTCGCACAATTATCGCAGCGCGAATGCCTTCCTCCGCGCGAAGCAAACAGCGACCCACAATCCAAGCACGTCAACTCTGCCCCAATCCGCTTTACACCGCGTTTGGCCGCATATGATCTCTGACGACGTTTTGATTTTTCCAGATATACATCTGCAGCGCAGGCTTCACAGTATTTTGCCGCGCGACCAGCAGAGATAAATCCACTTTTGCAGACTTCACATATGCAAGGCCGCGGTGTATTAGCCTTCTTTTTTACAATAGCCTCGGCACCCGTATGACTCATCACGACCTGAACTCTACTTGTTTTGAAAACCCCCGGCCAGCTCGATGGCCGGCCGGGGCCTCATCACTTCTTTTAACTCTAAACTAGATCGTCATCAAGGAAGCGCACCAGTTATAAATGCGAGGGGACGCTTCACAATCAGCGCCAACCTTTCCTCTGCGCGAATCGAGATCATGTTCTTTTCAAAGTCGTCGACGTTCTCCGTCGACATCAGAATCTCAATCGCCATGCGATCAAAAATCTGAGCGGCGTACTTGAACGCACCCGTCAAGAACGTCCCCGCCGTCATGGCAAGGCTCGACACGACCGGAAGACCCCAGAGGCGAGGCATAACCGTCCCCTGTGGATCGCCGATGATATAACGACCCATGCCATCCTTGGTCATCTCGATCTTGGTCCAGTCGGTCGGATTGAGAACCGTGCCGGTCATCGGATAGAGAGCAAGGACGCCTTGAAGCATGGCGAGGCGAATCCGGTCGATCGCGGTTTCGCCAGTGACAGCGAACGCTGCGCTGTAGGCTGTGGCCTGCGGAATGATGCCGAGCAGATGTTGCCCGGTGCCGTCGCCGTTGAGCAGCTCGGCCTCTTCGGCGAATTCGAGACCATAACGCATCTCGGCGTCGACCGTACTTTGCAGAGCCGGCGCATCGTCGAGAATCTGACGCGACGCCTTGACGAGATGGGCGATCGTGCGAACCGGCGATGTACGCAGATCCCATGTGTAGTTCGAATATGGCTTCGCCGTGTTTTCAGCTACAGCGGCCGCGGCGTTCGTGCGGAGAACCTGCACGGCATATTCGATTGCGTTGGAGATGGTCTGACCGGGCGCGATGAGATCGCGGATCGTCATCTGGCGCATCGGCAGCGGGATGATCGGCTGACGATCCGGGACGACGAGCGAACTCGTGACCGACGCGGTCGCACCCCAGGTTCCGGCAGCGCTCACGAGCGTCTTGGTCTCGATGCTCATGGTGACGGTGCCCTTCTTGCTGCCGCCCAGCAAGCGCTCCTTCACATCCTTGTTTTCGACGATGATTTCGCCGAGGCTCTTGCGCTCGTCGAGCTGTTGGCTGCCACCACGGCGAACCATCTTCTGCTCGACGTCGCCGATGCGTGCGGCGATCTTCTTTTCGAAGTCGTCGATCTTCTCGGTGATGGTCCCGTTCATCTTGAGCAGGGCCTCGTCGGACGCCGCCTTGGTGTCGGTGGTGAGCTTGGCCAACGTCTTCATCTCGGCCGTCGCCTTTTCGGCGATGGGCTTGACGACGTCGATGGCCGACTTCAAGTCGGACGCAAGCTTCTTGATCTCGGCATCCGTTTCCGGATCGAGTTTTGCGGTTTCAGCCATTGTTATTTGTCCTTAGACTTTGAGGGAGGAAAGGCCGGACACGGTTGCGCCGAAATCATCGAGCGCTGATTTGGTGTCGGCAGTGGTCGCCTGGGTGCTTCCCTCATCCCGAGGTAGCGAGCCGTACAGAAGCTTGGCGGTGTCATCTGCACGTTTGCGGGACAGACCTAACTCTTTCACGAGGATTGTCCGTATCCCACCGATTGATGCATTCTTTGTCCAACCCAAGAGGCCGTCCGGGACACCGTCGCCGGTCAGCGCCTCATAAGCCTCGCGGATGCTGTCCATCAACAGCGCAAAATCCTTGATTGATCCGCCGCTATAGCCAGACATCATTTTGTCGAGGTTGATGATGGCGGCTTCCAGGGACTCAATCGCGTCCTCGACATCCGGTCCTGCGAACGGCTCTTCGTCGAGATCGTTCGGATCGCCCGGCCCGCCGGCTTCCTTGAGATGATGACGGAACGCAGATTTCAATGCCTCGATGCGTGCCGCGCTGTTCGAGGGATCGCGGACGATATCGACCGAATGCAGATTGACGGCGGTCAGTGTGCGGCGTGGCTCATTCTGTTTCTTGCCCATGAGGGCGCCACCACGCGGGACCGCAAAGGCAATCGAGAGGCCGCCAAGCGCGCCGTCTTGCATCAGGCCGCGCATGCGCTTGCCGTGATCGGTATCGAGGGCACTGACTTTACCTTCGACTTTCAAGCCGTGATCGTCCTGTTCCATCTTGGTCCAGACACCAACCGGGAGAGGATCGCCGCCAGTATAGGCACTGTGCTCGGCATACATTCCCGGCATCGTTCCCATCTGCGCGTGCTTTGCGAGCGTCGCGGTGAAGGCACCAGGCGCGATCACGTCCTTATGCGAGTCGACGTTGTGAAAGACAGCCCCGTATCCGTTGAACGCGCCCGGCTGTGCATCGCCGACAAATTTGAACTCGCTCGGCGCGACGAAAAGCTCAAGATTTGGCATTTTGAATCTCCTATGCACCAGTTGAATCGGCGGCGCCGCCTGTATCTCCGCCGGGAGGACCGTCCGGCGACGATACGACCGGATCGAAACCGGGATCGAGCGGCTTTGGTCCGCGGCCTTTGACGAATTCGCCGAGCAGTTTGATCGGCAGCATGTTCGACATGATCATCAGGTCGTTGCCGTCCGGATCCGGCGGCAGGTTTTCCAGCGCGCGGATTTCGTTCGGTGTGCTCAAGCCATAGCTGATCATGGTCTGGTAGAGGGCAGCCCGGATGGTGGAGTCGGCGCGCAGGATGCCGTCGACGTTGAACTCGGCATAGGTTGAAAGCTGTTCTTCCGGCGTCATCAGCGCCTTGGAGATAGCCTGCTCGATGCGCTCGAGATGCGGGCGCAGGCAATACATCAGGAACCAGAGATTCATCTGCTCGAGGCCGGTGCCCCAGGCGGTTGATTTCTCGGTGTGGCCGATCATGGGCGGCGGCACCATGAACCAGCGGCACATCTGCTCGACGTGGAAGCTGCGCGTCTCCAGAAGTTGGGCGTCCTCGGGTGGCAGCGAGACCGTGGTGTTGAACTTGAAACCGCCCTCCGTGATCGGAACGCCGCCAGAGTTCATGGCGCCGGAGAAGCGCTCGATCATCGCGTTGGCCTGTTCGCGCTGCGGCGCAGTCAGAAAGGCCGGCGATTCCAGAATGGCGGACGGACGCATGCCGTTGCGGAAGAACGATCCCGCGGCCTTCTCCGCGGCCATGGCGCTTGCGAGACCCTGCCGGGCCTGTGTGATCGGTGCGATGCCGACGAGGCCGTCCAGCGAAAAACCCTTGATGTGCAGAACCTGATACTCTTGCAGGGTCGCGATAAAACCCTGGAACGAATAGTGATAGGTCAGCGACCCGTCGGTGTGACGGCGCACGGTGACGCGATCCGGCCGCATCGGCGTGATGGCGACGACGGGATTGTCGGGACCGGGAAGACTGCCTTCGTTCGATGTTGGGTCGTCGTTCTTGCGCGTGATCGCAGCGTAGGAATTGCCCCAAAGCAAAACCGCAGCGGATGTCGCGGTCCAGAATTCCGCCGCCGTCATGTCGGCGTTGGGCCGATCGTGCAGGATGCGATAGAGCGGGTTCTCGGCATCGAAGATGCCCTGGCCGTTCTTGTCGCGCTTATAGGTATCAAGCGGCAGGGTCGCGATGGTTTCCGAGATCAGACGAACGCAGGCCCAGACCACGTCGAGCTGCAGTGAACTATCGACGGTGACGACTTCGCCGGCATGGGTCGGTCCGCTGGAAAAGAAATGGTAGAGCCGCGGGTCGGTGAGACCCAACCCCCTTGCAAGTAGCGCCGTAGCCTTCGTCAAGATCGACATTGAGCGAAGACCTTCCGGATCGACGGCAAAAAAACTAGCGCGCAGCAATCATTGGACTGGCGACCGAACCGATGACCGGCTTTGACAGGAAGTCGTCGATCGAGCCGGATGCGGTCTTTACCGTCGCGGTGCCGATGCTCATGGCGAGCGAGACCATGCCATCGATGCGGCGGGTCGCTTTTTCCTTGTCGAACATGCGGTGGCCGGTACGGTTCTGGGTGTAGACCACGCCGCCGGCGCACATCGCCATCACAGGATTGTTCTCGATGACGATGCGGCCTTCGAGCAATGCGGCCTCAAGCTTGTTGATGCTGTCGGGCATCCAGAGCTTGAGCTCGGCGACGCCGGAGCCATCGTCGGTGCGCTTGCCGATGACGCGGCCGGCAAAGCCCTGCGGGTGCACGATGCAGGGCAGCGTCACGCCGATGGCGTCGAGGTGGTCGGTTAACTGCTCGAGGCCGTATTGGTCGCAGCCGATCTGCACCGGATGAAATTGTGCGCAGAGCCGTGCCAGCGCGTCCGCGATCCAGGGATAGGCAATACGCTTGCCGGGAACCGCTTCCATAAATCCCTGGTCGACCCAGACGTCATATGGCGCGCGGTCGGTCTTGGCGCGTTCGCGCAGCGTGGCCTGCGGGGTCCAGAACCAGGTCTTCGATGCAAACCGCCATTGATCTTTGGTGGCGTCGAGCAGCCAGGTCAACGTGAACGCGGTCATATCCTGCGTGCGCGACAGATCTAGGCCGCCATAGCAGGCAATCCCGGCTTTGGTCAGCGCCTCCGGGTCAACCGCGCCTTCGCAGGCGACCCATGTCTCGCGCGGGATGGCGGATGATTCAGACTCGGTCCACTGGCAGAAGTTGAGGCGCCGGACGGTGCCTTCCTTCGACGGCAGGCCCTTGGCCTCCTGGACCTGTTCGCGGATGTAGGCCGGGTGAATCGAGACGCCGAGATTAGGGTTCGCCTTGATCCAGCAGGTCTCGTCTTCGAACGGCTCGTCGCCGTCATCTAACGCACAAATGTAGGTAAACCAGGCGTCGTTATCTTCCTCGCCCTGCACGACCTTGACGGAGTAATCGTGCTCCTGGCCGCAGACGGTTCGCTTGTCGAAGCCGGCGTTGGTGATCTCAAAGATCAGTGCTTCCTGGTTGCCCTTGGTGCCGGCGCGCATCATTTCGATGACGGTGTTGTCGGCGTGCTCGTGGACCTCGTCGATCAGCGCGCAGTAGGGACGCAAACCGGACTGGCCTTTGTTCTCGGTCGAGACGGGACGGAAGATCGAATCCGTTCCGATGTGGGTGAGCTGCGAGATGGTCTGGGTCTGCTTGCCCTTGGTCGTGATACGGCGCCGCAGATTGCGCGACCGGCGCCACATCGCGATCGCGTCGCGGAACAGGATGAACGCCTGGTCTCGGCTCGTCGCCGCGGAATAAATCTCGCCGCGTTCCTTGACGATGCCACGACCTGCGAGGAAGTAGTGACCGATGCCGGCGGCGAGTGGTGATTTTCCGCAGCCCTTGGCACCCTCGATATAGGCGCGACGAAACCGACGCAACCCTTCCGAATTTTTCCAGCCGAACAGCGACCCTACGATGAAGACCTGCCACGGCTGCAGAATGAACGAAACAACCTTACTGTCGACCGAGCCGTCCGACTGCTTCTCTTCGGTCTCGATCGTCAACACGGTTCGGAAGAATCCGAGAACCGCAATGACCTCTAACGGATCGAAGCTCAACCCGCGCTCGCCGCCGTGCTCGATGTCGTCGAGATGCCGCTGACATGCAGCTCGAACATACGGCCCCGCAACAATCTTCTTTGATGTTACTGCGAGCGCATAGGCCGTGACCGGATCAGGCGAGGTGTCTGTCTGACTCATCGAAGAGGTCGCCTTGGCCCGGCAGCATGTTGCGCTCATCGGCCGGCGATAGACCCAACATCTGCACCAGCGCGCGCCACTGGCGCCACGCTTCGTTCATCTGCCCCGTCAGGGGATGACACTTGAGCTGCTCGCCGTTGCGACCGGCGGTCTCGTGGATTTCGGCCGCGATTGAGTTGGGCGGCTCTTTCGATTCGGCCGCCATCTTCTCGGCGAGGTCATCAAAGAAAGCGCGAAGCTTGCGCAACCGCACCGTCGCCCGGCAATATTCCACGATCACGTCGACAAACCGCGGCTTCAAACGATCGACGACAGGATCGGATAGCAATCGCGCGACACGATCCCACTCTTTCGCGACGTCGGCCGGAAGCCCACGCGGGCGCAGCCGCCGGATCGCCTCGGCGACAACGGTTTCCCGCACGGTCTCGGGCGTCGGACCATCCTCCGAACAGGTCGGAATCACGAGATGAAGTTTTGGTTTACGTCCACGCATTACGTTTGTCTTTCTAGAAATTTGCGGGCGACGGTGCCTCAGCGGGGCGACTATGCACTTGACTTAGCTGTCGGGATATGAGATATTTCGGATAAGGAGAAAGTCGCCATGTCCGTAAATCTCACTGACCAGATCTTTCACGACGAAGCCAAGGCCACCGCGCACATGGAGGCCGACCGTTGGCCGGATGGCGTGTCATGCCCGCTCTGCGGATCGGTCAACGTTCATAAGATGGCTGGCAAGACACAGGCCGGGATGTTCCTGTGCAATGACTGCCGGGACAAATTCACAGTACGCACGGGCACCGTATTTGAGCGTAGCCACATTCCATTGCACAAGTGGCTGTTGGCTACACACCTGATGGCGGCGAGCAAGAAAAGCGTGAGCGCACTCCAGCTTCAGCGCATGCTTGGCCTTGGTTCCTATCGTTC